ATCCCAGAAATCGAATTAGAATTGAAATCTGAGCCTATCGTTGCTAAGACAAGAAAATTAAAAGCAATTTGGACTCCTGAATTAGCTCAAGATTTAAACGCTTACCATAGTGTAGACGCTGAAGCTGAGTTAACTCAAATGTTGTCTGAGTACATCTCTTTAGAAATCGACTTAGAAATCTTAGAAATGTTACAATCAAATGCTTTCACAACTGAATACTGGTCTTCTAAAGTAGGATATGAGTGGAATGGTGCTGGATTCTCTATTGATTCTTCAGCAGCAGCAGCTTCTGCTTACCAAAAGAATACTTGGTTCCAAACTTTAGGTATCAAATTACAAAAAGTTTCTAACAAAATTCACCAATTGACTATGAGAGGTGGTGCAAACTTTATCGTTGTATCTCCAAACGTAGCTACAATTTTAGAATCAATGAATGGTTTCTCTGCTAACCCAGGAAAAGATGCATTGACTTTCTCTGCAGGTGTTTCTAACATTGGTTCAATCTCTAACAGATATGACGTTTACAAAAACCCATACATGACTGAGAACGTATTATTAATGGGCTTCAAAGGTTCTAACTTCTTCGAAACAGGAGCAGTTTACGCACCATATGTACCATTGATTATGACTCCATTAGTTTATGACCCAACTAACTTCACTCCAAGAAGAGGTGTTATGACTAGATATGCTAAGAAAATCGTTAGACCTGAGTTCTACGGTAAAGTTATCATTGATGGTTTAGACCAACTTTAATCTTTGAGTAGATTAGATAAGTAGTAGACTTACAATAAAGAAAAAGGGGACAGTAGAAATACTTTCCCTTTTTTTATTTATATAATTCATATTTATAGTAGTAAAACTATAAATTTTAAATAATGTCTGTAAACACATATTGGACGGGTTCAACATCTGGCTCATTCGTATCGGGTTCATCTACTCCATTTGGTATATACGATGGAGATACTGAGTTTAGATTGGATGCACCAAAAACAGCAACTTGGGTAGCTAGAAGATTGGGTTATCCTATTGTAAATATTGAATTAGATAATCAACAAATTTGGGCATGTTTTGAAGAATCTGTTTCGGAATATTCAGCACAAGTCAATCAATTTAATCTTAGAAATAATTTAGATATTCTTAGAGGACAACCAAAAGAATCATCAGGTGGAAGAGCAAATTATTCACAAACACTTGTAGATGGTTCATTTTTACCAACTGCAGTTCGTATGTCTCAACAATATGGAACTTTGGCAGGAGTGGGTGGTAATACTGCAATTAAAAAAGCATATATAAATTTAACAGCATCGGTTCAAATATACGATTTAATAAATAATGCATACGATGCAACAACTGGAAATAGTATTTCATCATCATTATCAGGTTCATCATCAACAATAGATGTAACTAGAGTATATCATGAAGCAATTCCTGCAATTACAAGATTCTTTGACCCTTATTCAGTTGGTGCACAGGGAACTTTAAACTTAATTAGTGAGTTGGGATTTGGTAATTACTCTCCTGCAGCACAATTCTTAATGATGCCTTTATATGAAGATGTGTTAAGAATGCAACAAATTGAATTCAATGACCATATTAGAAAATCAACGTTTTCATTCAATATAGTAGATAATAAATTAGAAATATTTCCAGTTCCAACAGGTACCGGAAAAACTAAAGTTTATTTTGAATATATGAGTAGAGACGAATTTGAACATGATTCTCAAACAATTCAAACCGATTCACTTTCCGATTATTCCGATATTCCATATGATTTTATTCAGTATAGAAATATAAATGACGTTGGTAAACAATGGATTAGAAAATATACTCTTGCACTTGCAAAAGAATTATTAGGAGCAATCAGAGAAAAGTATTCATCGGTTCCAATTCCAGATGGTGAACTAACCTTAGATGGAGCCGCATTGAGAGGAGAAGCCCAAGTTGAAAAAGATATGTTGATAGAACAACTTAGAGAAAATCTAAATGAAATGAGTAGAAAAAATGTGATGGAAAACAAAGCACATGAATCCACACACCACCAAGAAATGTTAAGAAAAGTTCCTTTAAAATTATATGTAGGATAATATGCCAAAATTTGCAGTCGGTAGAGATATCGAATTATTTAAGAGTTTTGCCAGAGAAGTGGTAGACGATGTTGTAGAAAACATTGCAGTTTTGTTTAAAGTAAATTTAGATGAAACTAAAGTAAACCTATATGGTGAAGCTACAAATAAAACATGGTATCCAGGAGTAGAATTGAATGTCTTAATAAATAAATCACCAAATACTGCAGGATATGAAGGATTTGGTGCAGATACATCACAAAATGTAGAATTTAGATTTGATAGATGGATGTTAGAGGAAAAAAATACATACCCAGAAATTGGTGATGTTATTTTCTTTGACCAATCTTATTATGAAATTGGTAATACAACCGAAGTACAATTTGTAAGTGGATTACCATCTAATAATTTTAGTGTTGTTTGTGAAACATTTATGGTAAGAAAATCATCTTTGAATATAGAAGAAAGAATAAAATAATATGTCTACAAATCCACTTAGAGAAAATTTAAATAGAGCAAAGCAAATTAAATCTGAAACTGGAGATATAAAACAAAGTATCACCCTTTTTGATATCGATTATGCTATGATGTCTTATTTGGAAGATACGGTTTTACCAACATTAGATGATAATGGTAAAGCATTAAAAATTCCTGTTATATATGGTAATTCCGAAAGATGGAATGGTTCACGTAGACAGGGTGTATTTAGAGATGCAAAAGGTAAATTACAATTACCTTTGATGATGATTAGAAGAAATACTGTTTCTAAAGATGAAACAATGCCTTTTTTAAGAAGAGGTGTTTATTATCAAACAATTTCAAAATATTCAAAAGATAATCGTTATGACCATTTTAGTGTTTTAGGTGGAGCAGTAAAACCAAAAAGAGAATTATATAATATTTTAATGCCAGAGTTTATAGAAATTAGTTATGAATGTATGGCTTGGACTACATATACTGAACAATTAAACCAAGTAATTGAAGCATTAAATTTCACAGGACAATATTGGGGTGATAAAGATAAATTTAAATTTAGAACACAAGTTACCGATTATAATGTTATAAACGAAGTCGGTGACGGAACTGAAAGAATTAATAGAGTTGAATTTAATTTAATTACAAAAGCTTATTTACTTCCAGAAAAATTTGATGGTGAATCTCCTATTAAAAAATCCTTATCTGTAAAAAGAGTCGTAATGTCTACCGAAGTGGATGTAACTGGAAATGGTAGATTGGAAGGTTTATTAACAACACCATCACCATATTACGATAACAAAGATTTAATTGATTTCTTATCTTTAAATAATAGTATGACCGGTTCAATAACAACACCAAACTCCGCATCTTTCAATGATATAAAATTAATACAAGCACCTCCACAATTATCATCAGTAGTTACAGCAGGAATAACTTATAGTGGAAATCAATATGATGTTAAAACATATATAAATGGTGTTAGATATTATTGGAATACACACATTACCGGGTCTGTAAATAGTACATCATTATCATTACAATTCTTAACAGGTTCTTTAGGATTTAGTGTAACCAGTACCGATGAAGTTACTATTATAGGTAAATTTATTGATATTGTATAATGAAAAGAAGTTTATTAGATATAACTCAAAAAATCAGTAGAAAACCTGGTAAAGCCGTTTTAACTCCAAAAGATTTAACAAATTCTACATATTGGATTTTTGAAGCTAAGGGTTGGAGATTTGTTTCTATATTAAGAGAAATTGAATATAGAACTACGCAAGATAGATTACAAGTTTATATCAACACACAGGCAATAAGTGCAAGAGATTATATAGTTGAAGAAGGTGGAAGTGGTTTATTGATTAAATTTATAAAATCTAATTTTGAATTTAATTTGGATGATGATGATTATATTGAAGTAAAAGGAGATATAGAACAATATGCTTAAACAATTTAATTCAAATAGTAGAAAACTTAATAAAGTTGTTCCAAAGGTTAATATTAATAATCTTACTAACAATGATTTGACCGGAAGTTTACAAAATATTGAAATTCCAACTAATACCAAATTTCAATCTAAAACCCGTTCCAATCCAAATCCAATAAAATTAGTAAATAACAAAACAAAAATATCAGAGTTTTATCAAGAAATATTAGAAAATAGTGCAAGATATAATCAAAGAGTAATTGATGAATTTGATAACAATACAAATACATTAACAATATATAATGTTACATTAGATTATGGAACCGAAGGAGCATCACCTAATAATTTTGAAGTTTTAGTATTTGGTTTACATATTCCAGGAAATTATAAAATTGAAGAAGTTGGAAATAATGTAGTAAT